AACTGGCCTGACGCTACGTAAAGAGCAAACTTTACAGTTTGAAATCGCTCCGTTGGAACAGCTTTATGCAGTTTCTACAAAGGCTGGTCACACAATTAGTTTTCTCAGGCAGACAATCTAGGTGGTGTGTGATGCCAAAAGGAATGGGATATCCAAAGCCACGCAGAAGGCCCGGTAGGAGAAGGTAAGAATGCTGGAAGAAAACAGTAAGACAGAAAACTCTGATACACGAGCTGCGCCTGGCAGCCTGAAGGTAGGCAGCTTTGTATCTTGGAACAGCTCTGGTGGTCGCGCGCGCGGTCAGGTCAAAGAGATTGTCGAAGACGGCACTATCAACGTACCCGACAGTTCGGTCACAGTAAACGGCACACCCGCAGATCCAGCAGCCCTTATCTCAATCTGGGAAGAGGTAGAGGGTGGCTATAGGGAAACTGATACTAGAGTCGGACATAAGTTTTCTACACTTACAGAAATAGAATCTCTGCCAGAAGCGCCAGAGCCAGAAGCAGAGGAAACAAACTCAGTCGAATTACGAGAAGTAAACCTAGCCCCTCCGGCTTATATGAGAGCAGCCGCACGCAGGGGACTTGCTTACTACAAGGAGGGTTACGGCGGAGATGGCTTGGTTGAAAGAACTATACGCGAAGCTAGGGCTATGGCAAGCGGCTCTGTTACTGCTGACAAATGGGTTCGGATTCGTGCTTGGATCAGTCGTCACCTTGCTGATCTTGACAGTCCATCCGCACGACCTTCTTCAGACGATTATCCTAGTCCTGGCGTTGTAGCGCACTTGCTATGGGGTTCAGGCCCCTCTAAGAGGGCAGCACAGCGCGCACTGACGTACGCAGAAGGTGTCGTTAGTAGAATAGAAGAAGAAAACGAAGGCCGAGCGAAAGGCGAAGCATTGTCAAAGATTGAGACTCGCACGACCCCGATTGAGTTCGAGGTACGCGAAGATGACGACGGAATGACCTTTGAGGGTTACGCCGCAGTATTCAACACACCGTCTGAGCCTCTACCTTTTATCGAGCGCATTGCGCCTGGGGCGTTCAAGCGTTCACTAGACGCTAGGAACGACATCAAGTTGCTCTGGAACCACGACACCGGAACCGTACTCGGCTCCACCCGTGCTGGGACTATGCGACTAAACGAGGACGACCGCGGACTACGCGTAAGCGCAACTTTCCCAAACACCACAGCAGGACGTGACGCAGCAGAGCTACTCCGTCGTGGCGACGTAGACTCGATGAGCTTCGGCTTTTCAGTACCTTCAGGTGGCGACGACTGGTCAAACGACGGCTCGGAGCGCACCCTAAACTCGGTCAGGCTTCACGAGGTTTCAATCGTGGCATTTCCCGCTTACAGCTCTACGGCAGGCACAACTTCTGTCCGCGGGCTGGACAAGGTTGCAGAAAGAGCCGAAGTAGACGCAGATGCCCTAGCTGACGCAATGGTCAAGCTAGAGGAAGGCAAGGAACTCTCAGAGGACGAGGGACGCCTGCTAAATCAAGCAATCAATTCCTACACGATCAAGGACGAAGTAGAGTCCGATGGTGATATGGAGATGCTTGCTCTCAAGAAAATGAAACTCAAACTACTGACAGGAAACTAATATGGCGACTAGAGAAGATATCAAGAAGGCGATCCTTGCTGTCGCCGGAAACCCAGAGTCAGGCCCAATAGCCAATCTGGTAGACGCGATGGCAGACGCAGTTGTTGGTCTAGATGCACCAGTGCCGTTCAAGCCTGATGCTCGTGATGGTGACAAGGACGGCAAAGTCCAAGACGGTACACCTTTTGAAAGACCAGCTAAAGAAACCCGCGTTACTAAGGCTGACGAGAAGCGGTAATCCCTTTCCGCGAACAGAGCGGGTTCCCCCCAGGTAGTCCTTTCCCTGGGGGTTTCCTTTACCCGCGGACATCTCCTGTAAAATTTACATATCGGATTGTGAGTCAGCTCTGCCGTGTTCAGTTCGCGTCAGCGCGACTGGTATCCAAGTAAACAATCTATTTAGGAGACTAAATGTCTGAGTTCGTAAAGACTCAGCAGGAAGTCCGCGCTAATCTCACTGAGCAGATCCGCGAGGTCATTGACCTAGCAGACTCCGAGAAGCGTGGCCTATCCGCTGAGGAACTACAGAAGATTGACCGCATCGAGGACGACATCCGTCGTGCCGACGAGGCTATTGCAGTTGCAACCCGCAACGAGGAGCGCGCAGTAGAGGCTTCGGCCGCTGCTAAGGGCTTCCAGATTGCAGAGCCAGTCAGCGAGCGTTCATCTTCAGAAATCCTGCGCGAGATCGCAGCTACCCGTGGCGCACACACCTTTGAGCGTCGCACAATGGTTCCATCCACCGACACTGTGCCAAAGACCTTCTTTGACCAGGTATTCGACGTTGCCCGCCTTGTCGGTCCAATGCTCGATGTTGGTAACAGAATCAACACCACCTCTGGTGAGGACATCACCATCCCAACTCTCACTGCATACAGCGCCGCAACCCTAAAGGCTGCTGGTTCTGCTATTGACGAGAGCGAGCCAACCTACTCAAGCATCACTCTTGGTGCTTACAAGTACGGTCTGCTCATTCCGGTATCCAACGAGCTAATTGCAGATGCAGGGTTCGACATCTCGTCACACCTCGCAAACCAGGCTGGTAACGGCCTCGGCTTCGCTGTAAACGCAGCTCTAACCACTGGTGATGGAAGCAGCAAGCCTAACGGTGTCGTAACCGCTGCTGGTTCGGGAGTTACAGGTGGAACTGGTGTCACTGGTGGATTCACCGCTGACAACCTGATTGACCTTCAGTACACCCTTGACGGAGCCGCTCGTCGTCTCCCAGGTGTTGCATATATGGCTGCTGGTGCAACCATCGGTGCAATGCGTAAGCTCAAGGACGACGCTGGTCAGTACCTCTACCAGGTAAACGTTGGACAGCCAGACAGCTTTGCTGGCTACAGCGTTATCGAGAACCCAGGAATGGCCGCAACTGGCCTTGGAAACAAGAGCGTCCTCTTTGGACACCTGCCTTCCTACCAGGTTCGCGTTGCAGGTGGCGTACAGGTTGCAACTTCGACCGACTACGCATTCAACACCGACAGCACGGTATTCCGTGTACTGATGCGCGTTGATGGTGACTTGACTCACGCAAGCCACATCAAGTACTTCAAGGGTGGCGCAAGCTAGTCCTTGATTTAGACCGAGGCCCCCGCAGTTCTAGGTTGCTGCGGGGGTTTCGCTTTGCTAAGGTATTTGTATGCCTAAACCTAATCTCAAAGGCGCAATCGCCTTAGCCTCTAACACACCCGGAATGCCGACTGGCTATGGACAACAAGCAAAGATGCTTGCCGAGAGAGCAATTCAGTCAGGCCTAGAGTTTGCCTCTTTTTCTAATTACGGCCTTGAGGGCAAGAAAAGTACCCTCAACATTGCAGGAAAACAAATACAGCACTACCCTCGCGGGCTATCTAATTACTCGGAAGATGTCATACCATTCTGGTACAAAGACTTCGCTGGCCAGCACCCTGACCTAAAGACAGTGCTATTTACGCTGTATGACGTATGGGTGTACAACAAGATGCAGTTTGAGGAGCAAATAGTCTCTTGGGTGCCATTGGATCACATCACTCCCCCGCCTAACGTGCTTGAGTTTCTGACTAAAGAGAACGTGACGCCAATTACTATGTCACCGCACGGACAGGAACAGCTAGAGTCAGTCGGTATCCCTTCGACCTATATCCCGCACGGGATTGACAGATCGGTGTATAAGCCCACGCCAGACGTAGACGGGGTAGCAACGCGGGAGTTTATGGGCGTTTCTGAGGATACATTTCTTGTCGGTATAGTTGCTGCGAATAAAGCTAACGGGAGTATCCACCGGAAGGCCTTTGCAGAAAATCTGCTTGCATTCGCGACCTTCCACGCTAAATATCCTAATTCCCAGTTGTACATCCACTCCGAGGCAACCAGAGTTTATGGAGGCTTTGAGCTGGCAGCTCTGCTGAGGGCAGTAGGCCTAGATAAGAGTGCCGTTTTGTTGCCCGATCCCTTGGCTCTGCGTGAGGGCTACCCAGAACGCCACCTAGCGGCCTTCTACACGGCTTTTGACGTCCTTCTAAGCACTTCATACGGCGAGGGCTTTGGCATCCCTACAATCGAAGCTCAGGCTTGTGGGACAAGGGTTATTACAAGCAACTTTGCTGCATCTAAGGACCTAGCCTCAGAGGATAGCTGGAAGATTGACGGTCAGCCCTTCTGGGATGAGGCACAGCGGGCATTCTTCTCAATACCTTCGGTCAATCGCATTACCTCGGCCCTAGAGGAAGCGTACAACGGTGAACGAGGTCACAGCGACATAGCCTTTGACTTTGCTGCTCAGTTTGACTTTGATCACGTCTGGCAGTGGCGTTGGATGCCGTTCCTAAAAGGTTTGTTTGCGTGATACCAGTCCTAGGGTTTGCAACACTGAGCAGGTTTGATCTAGCTCAGCGACTGCTGGACTCTATTGACTATCCCGTAGAGAAGCTTGTCATAGTAGATAACTCAGGCAAGAAGGCTTGGATACCTGAGCCTAACGATTACGTAAAAGAGCTGTGGACTATCCGGTTGCCACACGGCCTAGGTGCCAACGGGGCTTGGAACCTGATTATTAAGACCACGCCGTTTGCTCCGTACTGGGTAATCCCAAATGACGACTCTTGGTTTGAGCCTGGGGCGCTAGAGACAATAGCCAACAACGTAGACCCACAGAAGTTCAACTTCGTAGACGTAAACCCTAAGTGGTCGTGCGTGGTGCCGGGGGAGGGTGCAATCCTGACCGCGGGTCTATGGGACGAGGTGTTTCACCCGATCTACTACGACGACGACGAGTATGAGTGGCGTATGAATATGCTGGGCGTGGAGTTCAATCACATCCCTGCCAAAGTGCATCACGATAACTCGTCTACGCTAAAGAGCGGATACAACGAGCGCAACGCTATGACCTTCAGTCGCAACAGGTCTATGTTTACCAACAAAGTGGCAAGCAACAACCTGAAAGAGATGGGTTGGCAGTTGAAAGTAAGAAGGGACAACGCGTGGGACTAATGATCTATACGGGCGGGACTTTTGATCTGCTGCACTCAGGCCACGTCAATTTCCTGAACCGCTGCGCTGAGTTGGGTAGCGTAGTAGTAGCCTTGAACACAGACGAGTTTATTGAGGCTTACAAAGGCAAGCCCCCAGTAATGACTTATGCAGAGCGCGAAGCCGTTCTGATGGGATTGAGGTCTGTCTGTGATGTGGTACCGAATGCTGGCGGCGCTGACTCTCGCATATCTATTGACAGTGTTTCCCCCGATATTGTTGCCATAGGATCAGACTGGGCGCGCAAGGATTACTACAAACAGATGATGTTCAGTCAAGATTGGCTTGACGAGCGCGGGATAGCATTGCTTTACATTCCTTACACAAGTGGCATAAGTACTACCCAAATCAAGGGGCGTTTGAAAGTAGAATAGTTGTATGGCGATCACCGACGGCTACACGACCCTACAAGAGGTCAAAGACATTCTTCGTATCACAGACTCAGTAGACGATTCTCTACTAGAGACTTGTGTTGAGTCTGCATCTCGTCAGATTGACACGCACTGCGAGCGAGTCTTCACCTCCGGCACTGCAACCCGCGTGTTCGTGCCTAACGACTCCTATGTGACTGAGATTGACGATCTAGTCAGCCTTACTACGCTAAAGACAAGTTCTGACATAGACAGTGTGTACGACATTACCTGGAGCGAGACTGACTACCAGCTAGAGCCGCTCAACGGACGTGCAGGCGGGGCTTACACACCATTTACACACATTCGCGCTGTAGGTGACTATTTGTTCCCGACTGCTAACTTCCCAAGCTCCACAGGTGAAGCAAGCGTTCAGGTGGTTGGGGTATTCGGTTACGGCACCGCTGTACCTACAGACGTGCGCCAAGCTTGCAACCTGCTGGCTATACGTCAGTACAAGCGCTACGACAGCCCGCTAGGTGTTGCAGGCTACGGCGACCTTGGAATGATCAGAGTTACACGCATAGACCCAGACGTAGAAGCACTATTAGGACCGTATCGTAAAATCAGGATGGCGTAATGGCTTCGATTACAAACATTCGTAACGGCATAGTCACGAACCTAAACACAATTAGTGGGTTGCGGGCATCAGCGGAGATCCCCGACAACCCCTCTCCTCCTATCGCTATTGTCAATCTAGAGTCTGTTGATTACGACAACGCATTCAATAACGGATTGACCGTTTACAACTTCCAAGTAACGCTCATTGTCGGCCGTGCTGCCGAAAGAACGATGCAAAGGAAGCTCGATGCCTACAGCGACGTCACAGGCGCGCAGAGCGTGAAAGTTGCGGTAGAATCGGATAAGACCCTTTCGGGTGAAGTGTATGACCTGCGCGTTGAACGCTCTAGCTCGATTGGTTCAATCACAATACAAGATCAAACCTATCTGGCGGCTGAATTCACAGTCACCGTCTACGCATAAGGAGAAACCAATATGGCGAAATTCGTCGTAACCACAAACGCCGTGACCCTAAACGGTTCGGACATCTCCGGCAACTGCGCCCGCGCAGAGCTGGTGATTAACGCTGCCGAGGTGGACACCACAGACTTCGGTTCTGCTGGTTGGACTGAGGTTATCGGAGGCCTAAAGTCAGGCACCGTATCCCTGGACTTCCACTCTGACTTCGGTTCAGGTGCAGTCTCAGAGCTGTTCCAGGACCTAGTTGGCACCATCGGAACTGTAACCCTCGTCGCTGGCAACGGAACCGCTGCTTCGGCAACGACCCCGCAGTACACCGCAGAGGTACTCATCAACAGCTTTACCCCAGTAGCGGGTGCTGTAGGCGACCTCAGCACGTTCTCGGTATCGTTCCCAACAAGCGGTGCTGTAAGCTACGCAACAACCTAAAAAAAAGGAAAATAAATGCGATTCAACCTAGTAATTACATTCGCAGACGGTACCAAGAAGGAAATCACGGCCAGCACCCCTGACCTTGTAGCCTTCGAGGACCAATTCAACGTTTCAGTTGGATCACTCGCTAGTAGCCAGCGCCTCGGACACTTGTTGTTCTTGGCGTGGCACAGCGAACACCGCACCAAAGCAACCAAGCTCGGTTACACAGAGTGGCTAGAGACGGTTGAGCAGGTCGGAGAGGCAGAGTCCGACCCAAAATAAAGGGTCTAGGTGACGATTCCGCACACTGGTTCGTCGCCGCTCTGTCTGTAGAGACAGGCATCTCTCCTAGAGAGCTTATGGCTCTTGACGATCGGATGCTGTGGACAATGTATCGCTGGATAGTAGCTAAGAACGTTAGCAAATGAGAGCCGCCCCTTCGGGGGCGGTTTTTCTCATTGCGGTAGAATTTACTTACAGGTAAGGCGGTTCAGTTGGCACTACAAGCAGCTCTAGGATTCCTAGGTCGTTCTTACGTTCTGGGTGGCGCGCAGGGCTTTCGTGACGTGCAGGGATACATTCAGCAAGCCGGAGGCGGCAACATTGGAAGCTTTAGAGCTGCGCAGGATTTAGGTCTATCTGACGCCAAGGCTGTCGTAGAGCTACCTGATCTTGTTGCAATGAGTCGCATTCTCAAAGAGCTTGGTCCAGACGCTTTCAAGCAGTTCAAAAAGCGCCAGCGGGATCTAGGTAAGCCAGCACAGGCAGAGCTAAGAAAAGCATTTGGTCGTATCGGTATCAACGGCCCGCTAGGAGCGCCTAAGCGTCCAGGCCGTGTCTATGACAAGATGTCCACAAGCTATGAGCGCGGACGGCTATCGTTTATGCGGTCACGTGTAATTCTAAATACAGCCAAAGCCATAGACATCAACTATAAAGACCGTAAAGCAAGCAAGAACCTAAACCAGCTAAAAGCAGCTAAAGACGGCACAATCTCCATCGTGCGCCTGCGAGTGCGCGCTCCAGCTTTGATTATTGCCGATATGGCAGGTAAGAGCAATAAAGCCCGCAAGTCGGTTGGCGACAGGTCTGCCGCTTACGAGACTCGGCTTTTCGGTCGTGAGGTCGTCAGTCGCGAGCAAGGTCACGAGATTACATTCCGCCGCAGAAGGGCTATCACCATTTGGCTTGAGGCTCTTGACCGTAACGCTCACAACAGCAAGCAAAAAGAAGCGTCAAGATACGCTTGGCCTACAATGGTGGATTATATGCCAGAGCATAGGCGAGGCGCTTCTAGGATTTTCAACGAGACTATCCAGCAGATCAACAACGCGTTAGGTAACTAATGGCACTACAAAGCCTGATACTCCCCATTGTCTCTATCTTTAGGTCTATGGGGCTGAACTCCGCGCGCAATGCACTTACAGCAATTACAAAAGACTTCAAGGGGTTCTCTAAGCAAGTCGGTATGGCCGCAGGTAGCTTTGCTGCCTTCTCTGCCCTTACAACAGCCCGTCAGTTCACCGTAGAGGCTGTAGAAGCCACACAGCGCTTTGAGCGTAACGTTCTCGCCCTGAACCAGGTATTTGAGGATGCCGCACCGAGCCTGATGGCGTTCACCAAAGAGGTTGAAAACTATGGTCTGTCACAGTCGCAAGCTGCTCAGGCCTCCGTGTTCCTCGGTTCGGTTCTAAAGCAGTACGGCTTTGACGTAAACGACGCTAACGCTCAGACTCAAAACCTTGTCAAGCTGGCACAAGACCTTGCTACAACATTCGGCTACGACGTACAAGAAGCCCTCCTAGCTATCACTGCCCTGTTCCGTGGCGAGTATGACCCGATCGAGAAGTTCGGTGTCGCTATGAAGCAGAACGAGATCAACGCGGTTCGTGCTGCTCGTGGACTTGGTAATCTCACCGGAGCTGCCGAGATGCAGGCAGACGCTCAGATTCGGTTGGAGTTGCTCTTTGAGCGCGCTGGCGACTCTATGGGAGCCTTTGAAAGAGCCACAAACACTCTCTACGGTTCGCAACAGCTTCTAAATGCAGCATTACAAAACCTTATGGTTTCTGCTGGTGCGCCTCTACAAGAGCCACTAGCTCAGATAAACAATCTCTTTGCCGCCCTTGTGTCTGAAGCAGGGCCAGAGCTAACAGAAGTATTTGATGCCATAGGCGGAGCAATAGATACCGTAGCCCCAACTATTGAGAAGCTTGCTCGTGGGGCGCTGAACCTAGTAGAGATGCTAGAGCAGGTCGTAGAAGTTATTGACCTAGTTCTTACTCCAGTTCTTAATGGCCTAAACGTGGCTCTAGACATAGTAAATCCTGCGCTGGAGCTGTTAGGCACAATCTTAGACGGCATAAGTGCAATCTTTGAAAACATAAACCTCCACCTAAGACGCTTTGGTGAGCTACTGAAAAGTACACCTCTTGCGCCTTTCATCGAGGGTCTTGAGTGGCTAAGCGAAAATGGCTTTGGCATTGGCGCTGCTTTCAAGTTCCTCAACGATCAAATAGAGAAGCAAAACCAGCTTCTACAGGCTACAAACGGAAACTTTATAGAGACTTCCAGTGGTGCTAGAGAAGCCTCCTCTGCGATGCGTAAGGCTGGCACGGCAGCTAGGGAAACGCAAGAAGATCTAGAGAATATGGCTGCTGCCAATAAGGCGTGGACCGACTCGTGGACAGCAAGAGCCGTAAAGTTTGCCGAAGATAACGGCATAGCCCTAAACGAGATATTCAAGAAAAACATTGTCACTGGCGCAGCACAAACAGGCACAGACTACGTAAGCGACTTCTTCCAGGGCATTGAGGACTCGGTAAAGAAAGAAGCCGCTCGCATCAAGCTTGCGGCTATGGGAGCCTCTGAGGGGCTTATCGAGGCAATTCTCGGTGCTGGTGGCTGGGAGCAGGTTTACAACAGAGTAATCAAGGGTGGCATCGAAGGCCTAAAGGACCTCCAGAGAGAGTTCAACCAGACCGCTGCTGGTATTCAGGAGCTTACTGACGCTATCAAGGAAGCCGAGAAGGCACAGCAGGCACTACGCGACGCAGCACAAAAGGCTATAGACGACAACATTGCGCGACTAGAGGCCGAGTTCAAAAAGGCTGAAGCCTATTTTGTTCAGGTTCAACAAAAGGCCGAGGAATTCAAGCGCTGGTCGCTAGACAACATCTCCAATATCCAGATCCTGCCAGACTTTGAGACGCAGCTGGGCAAGTTTGAGTCAGCAATTGTCAGCACTATCCAGGGCATCCAGAACCAGCTAATTTCTGCTGTTCGGTCAGGTCTGATCTTTGAGGACGACTTCGCTAACCTACAGCGCTGGGTAGACACCGAGTCTGTAGCCCTGATGGAGATTGCTCGCAGGCGTGACGAGCTGGCTAACCGCTACTCGCTCTCTGAGTCGCTCATACGTGAGTACCAGACGGCTTTGACGAGCGCTCTGAGCCTCACGGGGTTGTTCGGCAGGCTAAAAGACGAGACAGAGACAAAGACCGTTTCTGAGGTCACCAGTGGCGTCGTAAAGCTAAGCGGATCTCTCAAGGAATTCAACCTCACGGTTACTCGGTCATACGAAGAAACCATCCAGAAGGTCATAGACAAATCTGAGGGCCTCGTACAGGGGTTTAGAGACATAGCCCAGAAGGCGCGTGACTTTGCCGAGAACCTACGCAAGCTACGCGATATGGGTCTTGACCCGATGCTGTTCAACCAGCTTGTCAGCGCAGGTGTAGAGGCCGGAGGCGAGACTGCACAGGCACTTGTAGACGGCGGTAGCGAAACCGTAAACGAGATCAACAGCATCTTCGATGAGATAAACCAGCTAGGCGCAGAGCTTGGTATGGACGTCGGGCAGACAATGTACGACGCAGGTAAGGACATCACCTACGGCTTACTAGACGGCATCAAGTCTGAGCAAGAGCAACTGTACGAACTTGCTACGGAGATGGCTCGCACATTTAGCGAGACGTTCAAAAACAACTTTAGTGTCGCCATTGACCAGCCAGTAAAGGCGGCCGAGTCTGCTGCTAATACGGCAAAGGCGGCGCTTGATCAGGCAAAGGACGCAAACGTAGACGCGCTGGTTCAAATCAACGAGCTGATTGCAGGCGCAGAGAAGGCGCTATCGGGCAAGCTGTCGTCAGCATTTAGGGCTGGAGTAGAAGGCAAACTTGGAGCGTTTGAGGCTGTCAGACAGGACATCATTTCTGGACAGGTCACAGACATTGGTGGACTCACGAGGGGCCTTACAAGCGCAAAGGCAGAAGAACTACTAAAGGGTACTGGCGGAACAACCGTAAACAACTACTACAACGTAGAGGTCAAGGCAGATACTCGTACGCAGGGAGCTAAGGCTGGTGAGGCGCTTGTAAACCAAATCAACAAGTTTGAGCAGACAAGCGGTACAACTGACGTATCTAGACTATTGGCGGTCTAATGGCACACACGCCCACACCCAAAGTAGAGCTAGGACTAGACGGCGACAGCCCCATCTTCCCTGGCTTTACGCTGGACAACCTTGAGTCTGGCGTACTAGACAACACGGAGTACTACTTAGCTGGTGGCTTAGTGTTCTATGACGTTACCGACAGAGTGCGTAACTTCAGCATCAACCGCGGTAAGACAGCGATTTTTAGCTCTATCAACGCCGGACAGGCCACAATCGAGTTCAACAACCACGACAGAGCTTTTGACCCGCGCTACACAGGTTCGCCATTTGCAGGCAACATCGTGCCTCGTCGTGAGATCAAGCTGTATTCAGATGATGTGTTGCAGTTTGCAGGCTGGGTAGACGACTGGAACCTGAGTTATACGCCAGACGGTGACTCAATCACGCAAGCTATTGCCCTAGATGGTTTCTCCATCCTCGCTGGTCAGTCGCTCTCCGCAGGGACCCCGACGGCGCAGCTAACGGGGGCGCGTGTAGAGGCAATCCTTGACGACGCAGAGGTGAACTGGGACTCCGATCTAAGGTCAATTGACAATGGTGTTCTAGAGGTAGGCACTCAGGTTATTGACGCCAACACAAACGTATTGTCCTACTTACAGCAGGTAACAAGAACAGAGGACGGACTTCTCTATATGGGGAAGGACGGCAGCGTTGTATTCAAAGAGCGCTTGAGGCCGTTCAACATCCCAGAAGTAGTGGATTTCAACGACACTACTGGCATTCCGTTTACCAACGTAGAGGTGACTTACGGCACAGAGTTGCTGTACAACGAAATCAACATCTCTCGTATTGACGGCGGAACTGCCATAGCCAGCGACATAACCTCGCAGAACTCCTACGGTATTAGAGCTTTTAGCGCGTCAGACTACCTGTTTGAGAACGACACAGATCTGGCTACACAGGCCATAAACCTAGCCGAGAGGTACTCTACCCCTGAGTATCGCTTCCAAGCCCTTGAGGTGGCTGTACACGGCCTCTCAGAGGCACAACAGGCGACAGTCATTGGGCTAGAACTCGGTTCGGTAGTGCGTATTCAGTTCACGCCAAACGGCATTGGTGATGCTATTACTCAGTACGGCGAGGTTATCAGCATCAACCAAGAGGTCTTGCCAGAACAGCACTTCATCACCTTTGGCTTCAGCCGATTGAGCCAGGCACAGTTCCTGCTTGACGACGACATCTTCGGTAAACTAGATACAGCAAACGTTCTGGGTGCAGACCTAAACGACTGGACTCTAAACGATGCAATCTACGGCCGACTATCGGCTGGTATGGCAGTAAGTTAGGACTCAAGTGGCTGGTTGGAAAGAGTGGGCGATCGGTGAGGTCGTCGAAGCTGGCGATATGCAGAGCTACATTCAGGATCAAACCGTTATGGTTTTTGCTTCTGCTGCCGCAAGAACAACCGCACTCGGTACTGCTGTAACTGAGGGTATGGTTACATACCGGACTGACGGCGGATTGCTAGAGTTCTATAACGGCTCGGCTTGGACAGCAGTAGACACCGACACAACGCTTACGGAACCACCTAGCGCATTTCTTCTAATGGGAGCATAAATTGGCTAATACATACAAGATACTCGGACAAGCACAGCCCGGCACGGCTGTCGCAGATGTCTACACCGTGCCTGCTTCTACAAGTGCGATTATCAGCACGATTGCTGCTACGAATGTGGATGGTACGGCATCTAACATCAACATTCACGTTGTAGCAAGTGGCGACACTGCTGGCGCTGCAAACGCGTTGGTTTACAGCGCGGAGCTAGGAGCGAACACTTTGCAGGCTTTCACATTGGGTGTGACCCTGGGCGCAGCAGACAAGATCTCTGTCCAGAGCGCTACAGACTCAGCAGTGACTTATCAGGTATTCGGTCAGGAGATTAGCTAATGGCAATTTCTACCTTTCCCGCTGCCTCTAGTGGCGGTGGCGGCGGTGCGATGATTTACAAGACCGAGATTATTACTAGCACTCAGTCTTGGACTGCGCCTGCTGACGTCACTGAGGTAGAGGTAATTCTTTGTGGCGGTGGCGGTGGCGGTGGTACAACCGCCGCAACTGACAGGGGAGGAGCCGGAGGAGGCGGGTCTGCAATAAACGGGTTATTGTCTGTAACTGGAGGTTCCTCTTACACAATTACGATTGGCGCAGGTGGAGCAGGAACAGGCTCAAATAACACTAACGGTTCAGATGGCAGTGCATCTTCTTTTGGAGCATTGCTGAGTATTGACGGAGGCGGCGGCGGTCAGTCACAGGGTACGGCAAATGGTGGTAAGAATGCGGGCAAGGGTGGTTTTGGCGGTGCAGGCTGGTGGCAATCTAGTACCCAATCAGTAAACTCTGGCGCATCTATGGATGGACAGAGGGGCTATCAGGGGTATGGTGGCGGTGGCGGCGCAGGTAGTGCGCAAAGCAACAGAGGTGCGCGAGCAGGAGGCGCAGATGGCGGCGGAATGGGTGCGCACGGAACCGAAAGTGGTACTTTCTGGGAAGGAACAGACGGGCTAGCTAACTCTGGCAGCGGTGGAGGCGGTGGCTTGTATAACCACGACTCTAAAGCTGGTGGCTCTGGAGTTTGTGTAATCAAGTATTGGACGGCGGCATAATGGCACACTTCGCAAAGATTGAAAATGGCATCGTTACCAACGTGCTAGTTGTAGACAACGCACACGAGGCAGACGGACAGGCATACCTCAACAGCCTCGGCATTGAGGGAACGTGGGTGCAGACAAGCTATAACGCAAACATAAGACGCAAGTTCGCAGCCATTGGCGATACTTACAATTCGGTCAGCGATAGGTTTGAGCCAGCACAGCCATACGATAGCTGGGTATGGAACGAGTCTGAGTACCGCTGGGATGCCCCTACACCTATGCCTGACGATGGTAATGAGTACAACTGGGACGAAGCTACCGAGTCTTGGATAGCTGTTTAGTAGAATTGACCAAGGAGATATAAATGGCCGGATTAGGTAGAAAAGTATTTGCAGCGGGTGAGGTTCTCACCGCCGCTAACGTAAACGGCTATCTGATGGATCAGTCCGTTATGGTCTTTGACGATGCAGCAGATCGCACCTCGGTACTCGGTCTGGACGTTGCAGAGGGAATGCTCGCCTACACAAAGGACGACGACACCCTTCAGTACTATGACGGATCATCTTGGAACAACGTTAGCTCCCCTGGTGACATCACCGCAGTAACCGCAGGGACCGCGCTATCAGGCGGAGGATCGTCCGGCGACGTAACCCTAAACTACGATTTCACAACCGCAAACCCGCTCACAGCTTCGACCGCTACGGCCTACACCGTTGCAAGCTCCGACGCTGGTAGCTACCTTCAGTTCAGTAGCGCAGGAACAGTGACGATCTCCACAGCCACAGCCTTCACCGCAGGACAGCAGGTACAGATTCTTGCAGACGGAACCGCGCTCACCATCGCAGGAGACGGAGGCGTGACCCTTGCAGGTGCAGGAACAGCAGGAACCGCAGTCAGCTTCACAGTCGGCAACCAATACGAAGCGGTAGCGATTGTCGGTGTCGGGTCAGATGCTTACCGCATTATCGGTAATGTGACAGGAGCATAATGAGTCTTGTTCTTCTCGGTATCCTCAATAGCCAAGCGGCGGCGGCTGGCGGTGCAGGAGCGTATGACCTGCTAGAAACGCAAGTGCTGACCTCTAGTGCTTCGAGCGTTACCTTTACAGGGCTAGGGTCTTACTCGGACTATAAGCACTTGCAGATTAGGGCAGTCGGACAAGCTGAAGATGTAGTTAGCTACAGAACTTTATACACAGCCTTCAATAGCGACACCACCCTCACTAATTACGCCTACCATACTATGCGGGGCTATTCTGGGTCAGTCTCAAGTTTTGGGGCTGGGTCGAATTCGCCTTATACATACCTAATGCCAGGAAGCTCACTGTATCCCGCATCTTGGGTGATG